TTATAATTCAATATGTGAAGGTGCTGCAACACCTTTATTCTGTAAATCAAGAAATTTTCCATATTCCATTGCCGTTCCCCAAAAGGCAAGCATACCTTTGTCATATTCCACAACCAAGTAATACTTCTTTGCACCTTTTAATTTTGATGTGTTTTTTGCCTGACCGTGATATTTTAACATGAACTTTTCTTCTTCCATTGCTGAAAATGACTTGATTCTGTTCATTGGAAGTGTAACCGTAGTTTCAGGCTTGATTCTTTTGATCTCAAATACATCACCTTTCACTTCAATTCTGCAAGGGTAATCAGTCGCAAACCCTTCAATTCCTTCATAATGTCCTACTGGTATTCCTGATTCTTTCTTTTTTCCAAACATTTTTACCTTCCTTTCATTCAGTAACCGTTGTAACGGTTGGTAACGGTTTAAGTATCTGTTATAAATGCAGTATTATCAATAGGGTAACGGTTAGTAACTGTTGATAATTGATTTTCTTTATATTTTGATTATGTAGTAATTCTAATGTAAAAAATAAAAAAGTAAAAATATAGAGTATAGAAAAACAACAGTTACCCGTTACCAACAGTTACCTTTTGGAAAAGTCAACCCATATTATGCCGTTTGACTTCCTGATGATTCTTTTTTGACAGAATATTTTTCATCATCCAGTAATGTGTTAATTCGTTCAATGACTTTAATTCTGTCAACTGCATCCAGTTTAATAAATGAAGAAATCACAAATTGGGTTTCTTCATCATAAACTTGTTTTACCAGTTCAACAGATTCAGACTGTTCTTGAATATTTGAACAATCCATTAGATCACAAACTGATACACCAAGTTTTTCTGCTATGATCTTTAACTTGGATGTGGGGACATCGTTAGTCCCTGATTCAATCTTTGAAATAGTTGACCGTGCGTTGTCCGTATTCCACCCGCAAAGGTTGGCAAGTGCTTCTTGAGAAAGTCCTTTATCGTCCCGGTATTTTTTGATGTTATTACCAAGAATTTTCAGAAAATCCTTCTTTCTGTCTACCACAAATGTCACCCCCTTTCTATATGTAATTTTACTATGTTAGGGACTGAAAATCAACTTTTTTTAAGTTTTTTATAAAAAATAGTTGACATTCAATCCACATGGGTTTATAGTATGAAATGTGGACGGACAATCCACAAGAAACAAAGCAAGTAGGAAGGACACGGGTGAAGCGATAGGGCTACACGCAAGTGACATGGTGGTCAGGCTGCCGGATAGCAGATAGAGCGTGTGAAGAATAAACATGACCCGTCAAAGTAGTTGAAGAAAACAGGAACGGTAGGGCAAGAAAGCACAGTGTACCGCACTATTTGAAGAAAGCGGACAGGCTGAACCAATCGGCACTTTACCCCTAAAACAAGAAACCGTTAAGTGGAAGAATCAACCGCACGAGATGACACAGCACTTTGTTTCAGGGTCAGGAAGTTCCCCGACTTCCTGACTACTTCAAAAAGAACTGTTGCAGCAGTTCCGGGGAAAAGAACCAAGGAATAGGATTTCAGTTCTTTCAAAAAATTGTCTATTGTGTGTCGGTCAACAGGTTTTGGTGGTTTTAATGTGAAACCCCGGCGGTTTGAACAACACCGTTCAAAAAGTTCAATGATGTGTAACAGGTTTTCAGATTTTAATGTGAAATCTGATAAAGGAAAGACACCCCTGATTGTACTAAGGTGTGCTGACAATAGACAACTTTTTGAAGGAACTGGGAAAGGATAAAGGCAATGATTGATTTCATAAAAGATGCGGATTGCACCAAGGAAACGCCCGTCAGATTAGGTGTTCCTGATGCACCGATATATGGCAAGGGCATCAAATTGAAACCAAGGGTTGACGGTAGAACTGATTCAGAGCATTTCAAGAAAATCTATTTGCCGGAACTTTTACCACTTGAAGAATATGATCTGATAGTTGTTTTGATTTCCGGCGGTAAGGATTCAGTTGCTTGTTACCTAAAACTTCTTGAACTTGGTGTACCAAAAGAAAGAATAGAGTTTTGGCATCACGATATTGACGGCGGGCATCCTTCAAGGCGTATGGACTGGAAATGTACCCAAAACTATGTAAAAGCACTTGCGGATGCAGAGGGTATCAAGTTAAGGGTTTCATACAGGGTGAATGGTTTCTTTGGTGAATTATATCGGATAGGTGCATCAGAACCCATTGAATGGATTGACCCTGATACTGGTGAAGTAAAGCAGTGCAAACTTTCAAGCAATTATCTGAAATGCAAAGAACTGAAAGAACAGGCAACAGAGGAAATGGAAGAACTTCTGAAAAAGTACGGTTATAGAATGAAGTTCCCCGCAAAAACTGGTGATCTGTCACGGCGTTGGTGTTCTGCATATCTGAAAATATGTGTTGCAGATACGGTTGTCAGTAATCTTGACCGCCTTGGTGAACTTGAAGAACTGGGTGGTAAAAGACATAAATTTCCCGCAAAAGGTGGTACACATTCAGGGCGTTGGTGTAGTGGTAACTTAAAAGCAGCGGTTCAGGACAGTGTGACAGCCAATCTTGAAGAAACCAAACGTGACAAGAAAATCTTGATTGTTTCAGGTGAACGCCGTGGTGAATCTGCCGGACGGTCAAAGTACAATGAAATGGAAATACACCGCACCAATGCAGAAACCAAGGCACACAGAATCGTTCATCAATGGCGGTGTTGCATTGATTATTCTGAAAAGGATGTGTGGGAACTGCTGAAACGGCATCATATAAATCCACACCCATGTTACAGGATAGGTTGGAACAGATGCAGTTGTATGATGTGTATATTTTCAACACCCCGGTTATTTGCCGGAGTAAAAGAACTTTTCCCTGATGATTATGCTGCACTAAGGCATGATGAAGAAGTTCTTGGGTTCACACTGGATAACAAAAAGAATCTTGATGAATTTATCGGTGATACACAGTCTTGCGTGTGTTGGAAGGATAAAGCAGCAATACATTCAATACTTACTGGTGAGTTCAACACAGATGACATATACATAAATGATTGGAATTATCCCGTTGGTGCATTTCATGGTGCTGACGGTGGTTCATGTTAGAAAGAAGGTGGTTATGTGAAGAAAATAGTTGCAGCATGGATTGAACAGATTCTTGAATTTCCAACCAAACTTGAATACCTTGCGTACATAGAAAGCCTGAAAAACGGCAAACCGCAGAAGTTCAAGGAAACATCATTTGAACAGTTGGAATCAGGGGTTGTTAGAATAACAATCAGGAAACAGTATAACAACAATGCGTTCCCTGATGATGAAAAGGAAGGTGAAAAATAAGATGATTAAAGGTAATTTATTAAGAGAAAAAATTGATGCTTGTGGTTTCAAATTGGTTTACGTTGCTAAACAGGTTGGGGTTTCTTATCAGGCGTTTTTGAAAAAACTCAACAATGAAACAGAGTTCAAAGCAAGTGAGGTAATGATCTTGAAAGAACTTCTTCATTTGACAGATGATGAAGTTATGGAGATTTTTTTTACCTAAAATGTGGATTAACAATCCACAAATAAAGAAAGGATAGGTGATAAATTATGAAATTCAGCGAAAAGTTGAAACAGGCTATGCAGCAGTTAGGAATCAATCAGGCACAAGTTGTTGGATTGACCGGGAAAAGTAAGGGGTCAATCAGTATGTACCTGAATGACAAGACCACACCGTCAGAACAGGTTCAAAGTGATATTGCAGTATCACTTGGACTTACCCCTGACTATTTTGAACAGGAAGAAACCCCGGTGACCTTCAAACCTTCCAAGTGTGAAGATGGCATCCCAACCTTGACGGTACATGAAGTTGCTAAGTTGATGCACAAACACACCAACACAATAGCACTTGGGTTACAACAGGGTGTTTTCCCTTGGGGGTATGCGATTCATACCAGTGAACACCGTTGGTCATATTTCATCAATGCAAAGCGTTTTGCAGAAATTGAAGGGGTGATCTGATGCCAAAGATTGAATATAAAAGCATTAAGTTTCAGCAGAAAAGTCTTGAACTGATAAACCTTGTGAATCAGGTGGTTGAAGAATATCAGGCACAGGGATATGAACTGACACTTAGACAGGCATATTATCAGTTAGTTGCCCGTGGGTACATCCCAAACAATGAACGCAGTTATAAGAACATTGGGAATCTTATCAATGACGGTAGACTTGCCGGGTTGATTGACTGGCATAGCATCACAGACAGAACCCGCAACCTTAGAAGCAATAGTCACTGGGACAATCCGGCTGATGTGATAGCATCTGCAAGATACAGTTATCTTCTGAACAAGTGGGACGGTCAACCGAACTACGTTGAAGTGTGGGTTGAAAAGGATGCCTTAGTTGATATTGTGGGACAGGCTTGCAGACCACTTGACACACCATATTTTTCATGTAGGGGTTACACTTCACAGTCAGAAATGTGGTCAGCAGCACAGCGTTTCATTAGTCAAGATTACCGTGATAACAGGGTGATTATTCACTTAGGTGACCATGACCCAAGCGGTATTGATATGACAAGGGATATTCAGGAACGCTTGCAGATGTTCGGTGCTGATGTGTATGTGAAGCGTGTAGCACTGACCATGAATCAGATTGGTACATATAACCCACCACCTAACCCGGCAAAGATCACTGACAGTAGAGCATCAAAGTATATTGATGAATACGGCAATGAATCTTGGGAACTGGATGCACTTGAACCACAGGTCATCACTGATCTGATAACCAATGAGGTCACAGCACTAAGAAATGATGAAATTTACCGTTCAGTATGTGATTCAGAAGAACGTGGAAAAGATGAACTTAAAATGATAGAACGCAACTATGACAAGGCTGTTGCATTTTTAGAAAGTGAGGAATAAACCATGAAAAAATATGAATTTACAGGAGAAACCAAAGAAATCAGATTATTATTCAGAACTGCCACGTTGCACCGCATCCGTGCGACTGTTGCATTTGGCATTGTAGAAGTAGGTGACCTTGGTGGTTGGATTGAGAAAGAAGAAAATCTTTCCCATGAAGGAAAGGCTTGGGTTTGCGGTGATGCCGAGGTTTGGGGCAATGCCAAGGTTTGGGGCAATGCCAAGGTTTGGGGTGATGCCGAGGTTTGGGGCAATGCCAAGGTTTGGGGTGATGCCGAGGTTTGCGGTGATGCCAAGGTTTGGGGCAATGCCAAGGTTTGCGGTGATGCCGAGGTTTGGGGCAATGCCAAGGTTTGGGGTGATGCCGAGGTTTGCGGTGATGCCGAGGTTTGGGGTGATGCCGAGGTTTGCGGTGATGCCGAGGTTTGCGGTGATGCCGAGGTCTTTTCTGCAAGTCATGTGTTAGTGATTGGAGCAATCGGCAGTAGAAATGATTTCACCACATTCTATCGTGACAAGGACAATGAAATTACAGTCAAGTGTGGTTGTTTCCTTGGAAAGATTGATAGATTTCTTGAAAAAGTCACACAGACCCACGGTGATTCTAAATATGCCTTAGTTTACAGAGCAGCAGTTGAAGTTGCAAAGTTACAGATTGACCTTTCAGGTGAAGCACCAAAGGACGCTGATGAAGAATGAAAACTTTGAATTTCATGCCACATCAGGAAGATGCACTGAACAGAACTGAACAGTTTAACCGTTGTGCTTATTATCTTGATATGGGACTGGGTAAGACCTTTGTGGGTGCTGAAAAAATGTATTTGCTGAACAATTCGGTGAATGTGGTCATCTGTCAGAAATCCAAGATAGATGACTGGGTTCAGCACTTCAAAGAATATTACCCAAGTGACCGTGTGATGAACCTGACCAAGAAAAGTGAAGCAATCAATTTCAGGACACTTGTTGATACCAAAGAATTATATAACAAGGATGTTCAGATTATAGGCGTTATCAACTATGAAACTGCTTTCCGGCGGGATTGGTTGCTGAAACTCAAAGGGTTCACACTGATGCTTGATGAAAGTTCACTGATAACCAATGAAACAGCACAACGGTCAAAGTTCATTCTGAAAATGCAGCCGGAAAGCGTGATTTTATTATCAGGAACACCAACAGCCGGAAAGTATGAAAGGTTGTGGTCACAGGTTCAGTTGCTTGGGTGGAACATTACAAAAAAGGCATTTTGGTCATCATACGTTCAGACTGAATGGGTTGAAAACGGTGATGGGTACAAGAATGAAGTGATAACCGGGTACAAGCACACGGGACACCTGAAAAAGAAACTTGCAGATCACGGCTGCATCTTTATGAAAACCGCTGATGTGATTGAACTGCCGGAACAGACTGAACAGAAGATATTCTTTAAGGTGACACAGGCATACAAGTATTTTATCAAAAACAGTTACATCATGCTTGATACCCTGAATATGTGCAAGTTCAAAGATGATTCAGATTATTACGGCACGGATGTGACACCACGGGTTGAACTGGTCGGTGACAACAGCCTGACCAAGATGCTATATGCCCGGCAGTTGTGCGGGCAGTGGCACAAGGAAAAACTGGAAGGTTTGCGGGACTTGGTTGAATCAACAGAAGATAGGCTGATTATATTCTACAACTTTACCGCAGAACTTGAAGCAATGCAGAAAAAACTTGCTGATCTAAACAGACCCTATTCAGTTGTGAATGGGTCAAAGAAGGACTTGACCGCATACGATCAGGCAGATGATTCAATCACATTCATACAGTATCAAGCCGGGGCAATGGGTGGTAATTATCAGAAAGCAAACAAGATTATTTATTTCACCTTGCCACTTGGAAAAGGGTCATGTGATATGTGGGAACAGTCAAAAAAGCGTATTCACCGCATAGGACAAGCCAAACCGTGCTTTTACTATTACTTACTGGTGAAGGGTACGGTTGAAGAAAAGAACCTTGCAGCATTGAAGGAAGGAAAGGAACTGACAGATGAATTATTCAAAAATACTTAACTGGATATTTGGAATCATGGCATTTATCGGTGTATTCCTGATAATTGGTGCAGTCGGTGCATCTGACTATGCGGTTGAAATGGGAATATATGAACCACTTACCGCACACCTGAAAGAATATATCATTGGTGCGATTCTGATGATTCCCGGAATCATTTATTTGAAAATCACGGAAAGGGGTGATGAAACATGAACTATTCAAAGAACCTTAGAAAGTCCGCAATGGCAAAGCGGGTCTTGATCTTGCTTGGTGTTGCCTTTTGTGTTGGGTTAGCTGTTGGGGGTGTGTCTGTATATGCCATGAAAACTCATATAACCGCCAAGGACAAAGATAAATCAATAGAACGCACACTTGAACGGGATGATACAGAAACCCTTGTATATGGAGCGTATGATGACAGAACATTCACACAGGAAATTTCCCTTGACTGGGGTGCGGGTGATTTAGATTTCACACCGCTTGACTGCAAGATGCCGGAAGAACAACAGGAATTTACATATTACCTTTGTACCGGGTACAACATTGATTTTACCCTTGTTATGGCACTGATTCAGAATGAAAGCAGTTTTGACCCGGCGGTCATCAGCAAAACCAATGATTACGGTTATATGCAGATCAATCAGATCAATCATCAGTGGTTGACAGATACCCTTGGTGTTACGGATTTTACAGACCCGTATCAGAACATCAGGGCGGGCGTGTTCGTACTTAGAAAACTGTTTGAACGGTATCAAGATACCAATATGGTCTTGATGGCGTACAACATGGGTGAAGATGGCGCTGCCAGGTTATGGGAAAAGGGCATCTATTCAACCGACTATACAGAAAAAATATTGAACTATCAGACACAGTTCAATGAACAGTTGGGTGGTGATTAAATGGCAGCAGAAAAGAATTTTGAAAATAAGGTCAAAGCGTTCCTGAAGGACACCGGGGCGTGGCTGCTGAAATATTGGGGCGGTGCTGCTTATACAAAAAGCGGTATTCCTGACCTGTTGGTTTGTTCAGACGGGTGTTTCCTTGGCATTGAAGTCAAAGCACCAAACGGTGAACCGTCACTATTGCAGTTGGTCAACCTCAAAAAAATCAGAGAATCAGGCGGGTATGGAATTTTGTTGTACCCCAAGGATTTTGAACAGTTCAAAATGTTCATTGCAAAAAAATCAGAACTTAACGCTTGGTATCTTTCCAATATTGAAGATCAGAAGCGTTGGGAAATAAAATTATCAAAATAAGGAGTGAAAGAGCATGGCAGCAAAAAAGAAAGCAGATGCAGCGGTTGAGAATACCGCAGAAGTAACACAGGAAAGCGTTCAGGAAGAAATTGAACAGGTAGCAGCAGACAACGCAAAGGAACTTGACAATAAGAAGTATGTGGTTGATCACTTACTTTCAACCAAGCGTGAGGGAATGGAAGATCTGATTGCATACATGGAAGAAATCGGATTCTTTGAAGCACCTTGCAGTGGTGGAAATCACCTTGCTTGTCAGTTCGGTCTTGTTCATCACAGCAGAAACGTGATGATGGCAGCAGAAAACATTGGTTACGCACTTCTTGGCAAGGTCAAGTATGCAGAAATTCGTAATTCAGTCATCATTGCAGCAGCATTACATGACCTTGGCAAGTGTGGTGACTTTGGCAAGCAGATGTATGTGCCTAACATGATTAAGGACGGCAGACCTACCAAGACAGAGCCGGAACAGAAATATAAACAGTCTGAAAGCAAGCCTTTCAAGCGTAACCCGGCACTTCTTCCACTTGACCATGCAACCCGCAGCATCAAGTTAGCAACCCTTTTCATTGACCTGACGGAAGATGAAGAATTTGCGATCAGATACCATGATGGTCTGTATGAATCAGCAAACTATGCAGTGAAGGGAAATGAAACCCCGTTATATTTGATTCTGCACTATGCTGATTTATGGTCAAGCAGAGTAACAGAAGGCAGCACAGATGAAGGAAGTGAAGAATGATGGATAAAAGAGATAAGAAAATCAAACGGTTAGAAGATGAACGCAATCAGCTGATGGCTGAAAATCAGGAATTGAAATATATCATCAATGATATTCAGTCAGTAAATGATATTATGCGTGAAGATATTGAAAAGGAATGTGCTGCTGAATGTGGTTGTATTGTAATTGAAGGAAGTCGCACCAGTGCAACATATCAGGATTTAGTTGGTATTCTTCTTGCAAATAACTATTCTGTTGAAGTCATACCAATGGATGAACGCAGAAAGTTAAAAATCATTATCAAGGAAAGTGAGGTATAAGAGTATGGTAAATGAAAGACAGGGAAAAGTTTACAATCCACGCCCGGTATATAACAGAAAGTTACTTCGTTCAGTGATTCGTGCGGGAGTTCAGAAACAGTTTGGTCAGCATCATGTTTCTGCTAATATGGCTGGAAACTTTGAAAAAATCAGAAAGGAACAGGTGAAGTAAATGGAAGGTATGTATAATCCCGGTATTTATGCTAAAGAAGTACCGAACAATGATGTGAAAGAAGCATTAAATGCAGCATATGGAAGGTCAATGTCTCCACCTATGTGTTTTTGTTCAGACCTTGGAAAACCTATCGGTGGGTTTGTTAGTCATCCAAGTTATGAAAGCCTTCTTAATGCAAAATATGGTTCACGTTTAATTCCTGAACGTATTCTGAAATCAGGTTCAGCAACTATTGTATTTTGGAAAGATGGCACAAAAACTGTTGTAAAGTGTGCCAAGGATGAATACCCAAATGATTACAATGCATTCACTGCTGCACTTGCAATCAAACTTTTTGGTACTAACAGTCATGTAAAAAGTATCATTAAGAATAAAACAGTGATTCAGGATAAGAAAGGACAGGTGAAATAATATGGCACAGATGCTTTTGATTATGGGTGAATCAGGTACAGGAAAAAGTACCAGTATGAGAAATTGCAATCCGGCAACAACTGCCGTTGTGAACCCGGTTGGTAAACCGTTACCGTTCAAGGGTAAGTTCACAATGCTGAACAGTGAAGTTGAATCACGCAAGATTTGCAAATTTATGAAGGAACAGGTAGCAGCCGGGAAGAAGCTGATTGTTGTTGATGACTTCCAGTATATTCTTTCAGTTCCGTACATGAACCGTATCAAAGAAAACGGTTGGGATAAGTGGAATGACTTCGGTGCGAACTACTTTGAAATCATTGAGGTATGCAAGGAACTTCCTGATGATGTGGTTGTTGCTTATATGACCCACACAGAAACCCTTGAAAATGGTGTTACTACTATTAAGCTGATCGGAAAGTTACTTCGTGAGAAGATCACCATTGAAGGACTTTTCACCATTGTACTTAGAACAGGTGTGAATGAAGGAAAATATTACTTCTACACACAGAACAGTGGCAAGGACACCGTGAAGTCACCTATGGGAATGTTCCCGGCATACGCCATTGACAATGACCTGAATTATGTAGCTGATAAAATCCGCAACTTCTATGAAGTCGGTGAGTATAAGACAGATGCAGAAATGGGTCAGGCTGATGCACAGGCTGCATCCGATCTTGAAAAGCCGGATGCAAACGGTAGACGGGCAAGGGGTGGAAAAAAGACCACAGCCACAGCAACACCGCCTACTACAACAGAAGATGCAGCACCAAAGACAGGCAGAACCGCCCGCAAGACACATGATGAAGTGGTGGCTGAAAATAATCAGAAAATGGCTGATTATATGGCAGAGCGTGACAAGGCTATTGATGCGGTTGCTGATGGGCGTGAAGAAATCCCGTTTGATGAAGCGTGTGCAGCAGCGGATTCTGTACCGCAGCCGGAACTTGAAACACCGCCAAGAAGAACCCGCAAGGAAAGAAAGTCTGCTGAACAGTCTGAACCTGTTCAGGACGGTACAACAAACACTGATTCTGAATCTGTCACACTGGATGCAGACACATACTTCTATGTTCCGGCTGATGATAACTATGTGATGAAGCACAAGGGTGACACGGTTGACCTGATTGTTGACGGTGTTGAGGTTATGAAGGTCATCAGCAAGGAAGAATTTGGTGAAGGTGTGAAGCGTTTAGCACAGGCAGACAACCCTAAGCCGGAAAACCCTATTGACGGGGCAATGAACCCGCCGGAGAAGGGCAGACGCACAAGAAGAAGTGCAGCACAGGCACAGCCTGATAATGCAGATACAACAGCGGATGAAACCCCGGCAGTAGATGAACAGCCGACTGGCAGAACCCGCAGAGTAAGAAAAACACGCTAAGAAAGTGAGGTAAAAGAACATGAACAATCCTTTTGGTTTACCTGATGAACTGTTTGGTGCAATCCTTGCATCAGCAATCACGGAAGGAATGAACACGGCAAACAACCGTTCAATGAAGAACCCGCACCCGGTAGCACCTAAACAGGATGTACCGCCGGAAGATGGTGCAACTGCTGCAAAGAAAATCTATGATTCCTATGTAAAAGCCGGGTTCAATGAGGTTCAGGCGTTTGAGTTGTTAAAGTTAGTATTAAGCAAATAAGAAAGGTTAAAAGGTGAAAAATTATGGCTATTGATTTCAGTGCATTTGATGAAAAGGTTGATTTACAGGAATTACAGAATGAGGTGCAGAACGCACCTGATAATGATTTTGCTGATGTGCCGGATGGTACATATATCATTAGTATTGAGAAGATGGAAATTAAGTTGACCAAGGCACAGGATAAGTTGATGTTTGCAGTTCAGGCAAAGATCAAGGAAGGTGAACAGGCAAACCGCATGATCTTCTTCAACCGTGTTATTTCCGGCAACAGTTCCGCAAAGTGGACGGACGGACAGGCAATCAAGTCTGTATGCACTTGGGTGAACAAGCTGATTGCAGAAGATGACACACCTGTTGAGTTCGTAAACTATGCAGATTTTGCAGATCAGATTCTTGATGTGTTCCAGTCTATTCAGGGTGCGATTGAAGTTGAGGTTGATTATAAGGCAGATGCTTTCAACCCTATCACAATCAAGGAAGTTTTTGACTGTTAAAAAATTTTGCTTGCGTGCGGATTGACAATCCACAATAATGTTATCAGGCGGTGGCGGGGTCACACCTTCCACCGCTATTTTCAGAAAGGGTGAATGTAGTGATTTTTTATGACTTTGAGGTTTTCAAGGAAGATTGGCTTGCCGTTTTCATTGATGTGACCAAGAAAAAAGAGTATGTGATAATCAATAACCCTGATGAATTAAAAGCCTTATATGAAGCTAATAGCAAGGATATATGGGTAGGTTATAACAACCGCCACTATGACCAGTACATTATGAAAGGTATTCTGTTGGGAATGAATCCCAAAAGAATCAATGACTGGATAATTGTTGAAAAAAAGGAAGGGTGGCAATTTTCATCAGCGTTCAACAAAGTTCCAATGATTAACTATGATGTTATGCCGAACCCCCCGGTTGGTTTGAAAACACTGGAAGGTTTTCTTGGCAGCAATATCAAGGAAACGGATGTTGATTTTAGAATAAACAGGAAATTGACCAAGGAAGAAATTGAAATGACGGTTTTTTACTGTCGGCATGATGTGGAAGAAACCATCAAAGTATTCCTTGAAAAAATAGATGAATTTAATGCAATGCACGGTATCATTCAGGCTTTCCCGGACATTGTGAACCTGTCTGATATAGGGGACAGTGAAGCAAGAATCACCGCAAAGGTGCTTGGGTGTTCCCGCAGATCATTTGAAGATGAATTTGATTTCTACTTCTTGCCGTGCTTGCAACTGAAAAAATATAAATATGTTCAGGACTGGTTTGAACAGAAAAGACAGGAAGCCTTGTCAATGGACTTGGCACACATGGATAAATACTCAAAACGTACATGGTACAAAGAACAGGGTCTTGAAACCGTGGTTGCGGGTATTCCTCATTCATTCGGTTTTGGCGGTGTTCATGGGGCAACAGCCACACCAATTCATAAGACCGGGCAACTGCTGCACGTTGATGTAAACAATTACTACCCGTCAATGCTGATTGCTTGGGGACTGGTTACAAGGGCAGCAACCAATGACAATTACCCGTTGGTGTATAACACACGAAAAGCCATGAAGGAAAAACAGATTGCTGCAAAAAACGCCGGAAACAAGAAAGAAGTCAAGCGGTGGAAGAAAGCACAGTTGCCATATAAGAAGATGCTGAACGCCTTGTCAGGTGCAATGAAGGACGAAACCAATGCAGCGTATGACCCAAGAAATAATAACTGTATGTGTATCAATGGTCAGTTGATGTTGCTTGACCTGATTGAACACCTTGAAGTTGTACCGGGATTTGAACTGATTCAGTCCAACACGGACGGTCTTATTATTTGGATTCCTGACACAGATGAAGCCTTTGAAATGGTGGATGATATTTGTTGGGAGTGGGAACAGCGTTGTTCCACAGATCAGTGTTCAATTCTTCTTGAACTGGATAACATCAGTGAAATCTATCAGAAGGATGTGAACAATTACCTTTGGGTTGGTATTGACGGCGGTGTTGAAAGAATCGGTGCTTATGTGAAGGAACTTTCAGCGGTTGACAATGATCTGCCAATCCTGAATAAAGCACTGGTTGACTACATGGTTAAGAAAACCCCGGTTGAACAGACCATCAATCAGTGTGATGACCTGATTATGTTTCAGAAGATCGTCAAGTTATCAGACAAGTATGATTGGGTGGAACATGAGCATTGCACCCCGCTTGTCAGTCATATAGGCAAAAGAACAATCAAGACGGTGTATGAATACCCTGACAAGGACAAATACACATATAAGTCATACAGGGTGTTTGCATCTAACGATCAGAAGGACGGCAGATTGCTGAAACGTAAACAGGTGAAAACCAAAGGTGAAAAATTCGGTAATACACCTGACCACTGTTTCATTTTCAATGATTCAGTTGTTGGGGTAAAAACACCGCCTGAACTTGATAGGCAGTGGTACATAGATTTAGCAAAGAAACGCTTGAAACAATTTGGTGTTGTAGCGTAACACCGGGAAGGAAGGTTTTTCATGGATTTAGAAATCAGATATGAAAATGGTTCAATGACTGTTCATCTTGAAGAATTTCTGAATATCCGCAGCATTGCCAAGGTCAGGAAACTGCTGAAACTTATCAGAAGCAGTTTCACCCCGGAATGTGAACAGCAGATTAAAGAATTTGTTCAGGACTGGATTGAACAGTTTGAACAGAAACAGTTGGAAACTGAACGGTATATCACAGGGTATGAACAGAAAGTCAGTTATTGTCAGAAGCAGTTGCGGGATGCTTTATATACCCGTGACAGTTACAAGAAGTCAACACCGCTGCATAAGTCGGAAGGGTGGGACAGATGGAATGAAGAAGTGAAAGGGTGCAGAAAAGAACTTGCAGAAGTGAAAACACTGCTTCGTTCCTATCAGTCCCGGTACAACAGCAACATCAGGAATAAGGATTTTTATAAAAAGGTGTTAGAAAACATCACATAAGGTAGGTGATAAAAGATGCTTTACAAAGGTTATGTTGAAACCAAAGGCAAGGCAAGCATTGAAAAACTGAAAAACAGAACCACATGGAAAACCTATGATGAAGTGAAAAACCTGAACGGGTTCGGCGGGGTTTTGGCTGATGACACCATCCTTATTGACATTGATGATTCTGACCAATCTGAAATTCTGATGAACATTGTGGAAGAACTGCAACTTGATTGTAAAGTCCTTTGTACCAGTAGGGGAAAACACTTTCTTTTCAAGAATCATACTATTGCAAGGAACAGGACACACGTTCAGTTGGCGGTTGGTCTTACTGCTGATATAAAAGTCGGCAGTAAGTTATCCTATGAGGTTATCAAGATTGACGGTGAAGAAAGGTTTTGTGAATGGGACATTGAAGAAGGTGGAAAGTATCAGGAAGTTCCCAAGTGGTTGTTCCCGGTCAAGGCAACCGCAGACTTTGTTGATATGGATGCCGGGGACGGAAGGAATCAGGCACTTTTCAATTACATCCTGACCCTGACTGCAAATGATTTCACGGTTGAAGAAACCCGTGAGTGCATCCGCATCCTGAACAAATTTGTACTGAAACAACCGCTGTCAGATGATGAACTGGAAGTGATCTTGCGTGATGATGCTTTTCAGAAACCTGTTTTTTTCCTTGGCAGCACATTCCTGTTTGACAAGTTTGCAGTGTTTATGAAGAACACGGCACACGTTATCAAAATCAACGGACAGTTACACATATACAAAGATGGTGTGTATTCCAATGGGTACAAAGAAATTGAATCAAACATGATTCAGCATATCCCCAACCTAAAAAAGATGCAACGCCGGGAAGTTCTTGATTACATGGAATTGATCGTTGATGAAAAGGAACAATCAGATGCAAACCTGATTGCTTTCAACAATGGTGTATATGACCTTGTGACCGGGGAACTGAAACCATTCAGCACGGACATTGTTATTACTAATAAGATTCCTTGGGACTACAAGCCGGATGCCTATTCTGAACTGGCAGACAGTACATTGAACAAGTTAGCGTGTGGTGATGCAGCAATCAGGGCGTTGTTGGAAGAATGTATTGGTTACTGCTTTTACAGAAGAAATGAGTTAGGCAAGGCGTTCATCCTGACAGGTGACAAGTCCAACGGTAAAAGTACATTTTTGGATTGTGTCAAAGCAATCCTTGGTGATCGGAATATTTCAGCACTTGACCTGAAAGAACTGGGGGACAGGTTCAATACTTCAATGATGTTCGGCAAACTGGCAAACATTGGTGATGATATTGGTGATGATTTCCTTCAAGGTTCACAGGTCAGTGTGTTCAAGAAAATAGTAACAGGTAACCGCATCAAGGCAGAACGTAAAGGACAAGACCCGTTTGAGTTCAACCCGTTCATCAAATTGTTATTCAGTGCAAATGATATTCCCCGTATGAAGGACAAGACAGGGGCGGTACTTAGGCGTTTGGTTATTATTCCATTCAATGCCACGTTCAGCAAGGATGATCCTGATTATGACCCATTCATCAAGTACAAACTGATTCAACAGGAAAGCGTTGAATATTTCATCAGGCTTGGTGTGGAAGGTCTGAAAAGAATTATCATCAATGACGGATTCACCAAGTCAGACAAAGTTCAGAACCAGTTGACAGAGTATGAAGAAGAAAACAACCCTATCCTTGCATTTATCAATGACACCGGGGTTGACATGATAGAAAATGAACCAACCGCTGATGTATATAAGCGGTATCAGGTTTTTTGTGCAGACAATGCAATGCAGCCAATGTCAAATATTGTGTTCAGTAAGCAGATCAATAAGAGGCTTGGGTTCAGAGTAATTCAGAAAAAAGTGAACAATAAAAATTGTAAGATATTTGTTTCATAGCAGAAAGGAAGGTGATTGAATGTGTCAGAAAAACTGCAAATATTGGAACTTTTTGGTGGCATAGGGTCACCAAGGGTTGCCCTTAGAAACATAGGTGTTTCAGTAAAATCTATTGATTATGTGGAAATTGATGAAAAGGCTGTCAGGTCATACAATGCAATGTTTGAACAGGAATCAGCATATTCACCGCAGACAGTAGTGGGGTGGAATCTTCAACCTGATATTCTGATTCACGGGTCACCGTGTCAGGATTTCAGTATTGCGGGGCATCAGGGAAAAGCAACGGCAGCAGACGGAAGAATAAACAAAGGAAAAGGTGCTGATGAAGGTTCAGGGACAAGATCATCCCTGATGTGGGAAACGGTACATATTATTGAACAGATGGGTGAGTGGAAACCAACTGTTGTGATATGGGAAAACGTAAAAAATGTTTTATCAAAGCACATGGTTCACAACTTCAACCGTTACCTGTCATATATGGAAAAGTTGGGTTATTCCAATAATTACAAAGTGTTAGACTGCCGTGATTATGGAATACCACAGGCACGGGAACGGTGTTTCACAGTATCAATTCTTGGTGACAATGTTTTTGATTTTGAACTGATGGAAAAAAGACCCATGAAGAACATTTCAAATTTTCTTGAATACGGTGATGTTCCTGATTGCTACTTGGTGACACAGCCAAGTGTTTATTCAGTGATTGGTAAGAAAGGAATCAGAAGGGCAACCATAATCAAAGATTATGTAAATACTATCACAACAAGACAGGATAGGACACCCGCACAGGTCATTGATCTTGGTGGTGGAAAATACAGATATTTGACAGAATTGGAATGTTGGCGGTTGATGGGATATTCGGATGATGATTTTTATGCAGCAGAAGCAACTTGCAGAGTTGAACCGGGAAAAATGAACAGAACCTTATATCATCAGGCGGGTAATTCCATACCCGTACCGATATTTGAAAGTATGTTCAGTGCAATGCTGAACAGTGGGATTATAAGAAAGGAAGGTATCAATTAGTGAAAGGTGGAAGAAATCAGGAAGGATATGCAGACCCAACGGCAACTATTGCTGTTGGTAGAGTAGCAAAGGAAGAACATGAACAGGTTGAATGTGAAGCAGCAGACAAACGTGCCTATGATCTGATTAAGGTTTTGAAGTACATCATCAAAGGTGCGGGGTTTGAACTGACTGAACGTGTTCAGGTAAAAGATACCAAGACGGGAAGGGTTTACAGATGAATGAAATATTTACAGGTACATTTGATAGGTGGAAATGGTTTCCACAAATGAAACCTTGGGAACTGGAAGTAATGAGTTCCAACAAAAAGGTTCAGAGAATGAAAGACAGGCAAGATAGAAAGGTGAGGTTAAGAAATTATGGAAAATAAGATTTTGGAATTATTGGAACAGAAGGGCAGCGTGTCAATGAATGATGATATTTTCCCATTGGTGGAAAAAGAATTTGAAGGTCAGGTGATTGGTGCAGAACTTTATGAACTTGCACACCAATACATATTACAGTTGTTGTATGGGGCGCATACTGCCGGGGTTGCCGTGATTGCTGTTCCTAAGTTTGCAGCGGGTCAGCAGTTTGGTCAGATGGTTGTTGCTGATGTGATTTATACAAAGGTGAATGATACACCGTATGATTTTATGCAGTAGTTGCGGTTGGTAACTGTTGGTAACGGTTCACGGTAACTGTTGAAAGTCTTTATTTATGCGGTTTGTAACGGTAGTAACGGTTAAATGTAATTTTTTTATTATTTTTATATATAAGTACTTTTTATGTATTTATAAAAAGTAAAAATATAGAGTATAAGGGTTTAACCGTTACCGTTACCAACCGTTACCGTCAGTATTTACAAGGCTTTCAAGGTATTTTTTGCCAATTTTCAACCGTTACCCAACCGATACCAAGGAAAGGATAGGTGAAAGTGATGAATAATAAGAAATTGACTGCACGGCGGTACTTAGAGCAGATACAGGAATTTGATATTTATATCAATCAGGACTTAGAACGCCTTGAAGAAATGAAAGTCAATGCTTGCAGTACAGGGGCAATAGATTATTCCAAGGATAGAGTGCAGACAAGTCCGTCAGGTGATACACTTTGCAAACAGGTAACAAATTATGTTGCTTTCAATGATAAAATCAATGCAGAAATTGACAGTTTTGCAGATGCTAAAGAACAGATCATCAAAGAAATCAGAGGTTTGCGTGATAAAAATTATGTTCAGGTGTTGTATAAAGTGTATGTTCAGTACAAGACAGTGAAACAGGCATCAAAGGAAATGAAAAAGTGCTATAATTACACGGTTGAACTGCATAACAAGGCACTTGCAGCGTTTGAAAAAACTTATCAAAACTTACATTATTTGATGTAATCGGTTATAATCTGACGATTGACAAACAGGTACAAGACAATTATGATAAACTTGCAAAAACTGGGTTGCAGATAATTCTTATGAATTATCTGCAATTTATTTTTTACTGCCGATATTTGCACCCTGAAATGTAATGTTTCAGGGATTTTTTATTGCAAAAATACATGAAAGGGGTGTTGTTTGATGGCAAAAACGGCAAAATTAACTGAAAAACAGCAGCGTTTTGTTGAAGAATACCTGATTGACCTGAACGCAACACAAGCAGCCATTCGTGCGGGTTATTCGGCAAAAACAGCAGATCAGCAAGGTTCAAGGATGTTGGCAAATGTCAAGGTTCAACAAGCAATTAGTGTTGCAATGGCAGAACGCAGCAAAAGAACAGGAATCAATCAGGACAGGGTTGTTTTAGAACTTGCCCGCATTGCTTTTGTTAAGATGACAGACCTTGTTGATAGTCACGGAAGAATCAAAGACAATGCAACTGATGATGACCTTGCTTGTATCGAATCCGTGAAATATAAACAGTCTGAATCAGAAACCGGGTCAAGCGTTGAAAGGGAAGTGAAGGTTTCACCAAAGCTGAAAGCACTTGAATTACTTGGTAAGCATTTGGGTATGTGGAATGACAAGATTGATGTGAATATCACACAGCCTATTGTTATCACTGGTGAAGATGCCCTTGAAGATTAGGCGGTGATCGTCTATGGTCAAGAACAGAATATCTTCACAATATGTTTTTGGGTATCAGAAGTTTATCCTGTACCCGGAAGATTACAAAGCTACAAAGTCCGGCAAGAAGAAAGTGCTGCTGCCTGAACTGGTTGGTAAGGGTTACGGTACTTTTTGGCGTTGGAAAGGTAGATATAGGGTATGCAAGGGCAGCCGTGCATCCAAGAAATCAAAAACAACTGCCCTTTGGTATATCACCAATATGATGAAGTACCCACAGGCAAATACCCTTGTGGTCAGAAAGACTTTCAGAACCCTGAAAGATTCCTGTTTCACAGAATTGAAGTGGGCGATTCACCGCCTTGGCGTTGATGCCTTTTGGGAAATCAAAGAATCACCACTTGAAATGACCTATAAACCGACAGGTCAAAAGATTTATTTCAGGGGACTGGATGACCCCCTGAAAGTAACATCAATAACCGTTGATATTGGTTGCTTGTGTTGGATGTGGATTGAAGAAGCGTATGAAATCAGTTCAGAAGATGATTTCAATATGCTTGATGAATCAATCCGTGGTGCTGTTCCTGACGGTTCAGGACTGTTCAAGCAAATAACCCTTACACTGAACCCGTGGAATGAACACCACTGGATAAAGAAGCGGTTTTTTGATAACACGGATGATGAAACCCTTGCAATGACCACCAATTACAAGTGCAATGAATGGTTGGATAAGGCAGACTTAAAAGTCTTTGAAACCATGAAGAAGCAGAACCCAAGGCGTTACAAAGTAGCGGGTCTTGGTGATTGGGGTATTGTAGACGGTCTTGTCTATGAAAATTGGGAAGAAAAGGCGTTCAGTGTTGATGAAGTCAAGAAGATTGCCGGTGTCAAGTCTGTATTCGGTCTTGACTTTGGTTATACAAATGACCCGTCAGCACTGTTTTGTGGTCTGATAGATCAGTCAAGCAAAACCATTTGGGTCTTTGATGAAATGTATCAGCCGGGTATGAGTAATGAAGCCATTGCCGAACAGGTTCAGCGGATGGGATATGTGAAAGAGAAGATCACAGCCGATTCAGCAGAACCAAAGAGCATTGACCGCTTGCGTGAACTGGGTCTGAAAGGAATCAGGAAAGCAAGGAAGGGCAAGGACAGCATCAACAACGGCATTGACTTCATACAGGACTATCATATTATCATTCATCCACGTTGCGTGAATTTCATCACAGAGATCAGCAACTATCAGTGGGATAAGGATGCCAAGACGGGCAAGAAACTGAACCGCCCTATTGATGATTTCAACCACCTGATGGATGCAATGCGTTATGCGATTGAACAGATGGCAAAAGGTGATGCCTTTAGTTTTGATTAAGCAATTACCGGGTAGAATACACGGTGTCAGCAGCCGTTTCTTTTTTGGACGGTAGGAAAAGGCTGTCAAATGCTTACTCCGGGGCGGTTGCAATCGGTGACCGCCTATGACACCTGTATAACTACTTTTTGAGATATTAGAAACAAATTAGTAACACATACCCTTGGAAACATAGTGTTTTCAGGGGTTTTGATTTTATTATGCAATGAAAGGGGTGAATTGAACCGTGTTCAGTTCCTTTGTGGATGCAATCACATTAAAACTTAGCAACTTTATATTGCAAGGGGCAAAGGCACACATGACAGACTTGGAATTTCTTGAAAAGGAAATTGCAGCATGGAAGTGTTCACCCCGTAGAATGATGCAGATAAAAGGATTTTTGTACTATGACGGTGACCATGATGTAATTCATCGCAAGCGTACAATGATCGGTGAAGGTGGGGAACTTGAAGTTGTTGAGAACCTACCAAACAACAGAATTGTTGATAACCAGTATGCAAAGATGGTCAATCAGAAAGCCAATTATCTGTTTGGTAAGCCGTTCACACTAAGCGGTGAAAACACTGCATACATTGAACTGCTGAAAAAGATATTTGATAAGAAGTTCATGCGAACATTGAAAAGTGCGGGCAAAGCTGCATATAACGGCGGTATTGCTTGGCTATATCCATACTACAATGAACGGGGTGAATTTGCTTTCAGGCTTTTCCCCGCTTATGAGATTTTGCCATTTTGGAAAGATTCTGAACATACTGAACTTGATTTCTTCATCCGGCATTATGTGACGGTTGCCTATGACGGCAATCAAAGGAAGTTCATTGAAAAGGTTGAATTGTATGATCTGAATGGTGTTCACCTGTTCATTCTTGATGGCGGGAAACTGATTCCTGACATTGTGAACAATGAAACCGCAGACTTCCCACACGTTACAATGACGGATGCTGCCGGAAATGTTCAAGTGTTCAACTGGCAGCGTGTTCCCCTGATTCCATTGAAAGCCAATGAACAGGAAACACCGTTGATTAAGAAAGTCAAGTCATTACAGGATGGCATCAATGTGATGCTGTCTGACTTTGAAAATAATATGCAAGAAGATGCCCGGAACACCATTTTGGTATTGAAGAACTATGACGGTACTAATTTAGGTGAGTTTAGGAAGAACCTTGCAACCTATGGTGCAGTAAAGGTCAGATATGACGGTGACACCAAGGGCGGGGTTGAAACCCTTGAAATCACAGTCAATGCAGAGAATTACAAGACCATTGTGGAAATCTTCAAGAAAGCCTTGATTGAGAACGCAATGGGTTATGATGCCAAGGATGACAGACTTTCCGGCAACCCTAATCAGATGAACATTCAGTCAATGTACTCTGACATTGATACAGATGCCAATGATACGGAATCAGAAGCACAGGCAACAATGGATGATGTACTTTGGTTTGTCAACTGCCACCTTGCCAATACGGGACAGGGTGATTTTGAAGGTGAAGAAGATGGGGTTGATGTGGTATTCAACCGTGATATGCTGATGAATGAATCAGATATTATTGATAACTGTCAGAAGTCACAGGGAATCATTTCTGATGAAACAATCATCAGTATGCACCCTTGGGTAGATGACCCGCAACTTGAAATGGAACGCCTGAAAAAGCAGAAGGAAGAAGCACAGAAAGAAATGCTTGCACAGTATGACCCATTTGGTACACAGAACCAAAACGGTGACGGTGCAGATGATGACCCTGACAATAAAGGTGACCCGTCACAGGGAAGTCAGGGCGGTGAAGTAGATGAATAACGGTGAATACTGGCAGAAGCGTTTTGAACTGCTTGAACAGGCTGCACACCAACATGGGGTTCAGTGCTATGCGGATATTGAAAAACAATACCGACAGGCGCAAAAGCAACTTGAAGGTCAGATTGCTGCATGGTATCAGCGTTTTGCATCTAACAATGGGGTAACCCTTGCAGAAGCAAAGCGGATGTTGAACGCAAAGGAACTTGCTGAACTGAAATGGGATGTGAACCAGTACATTCAGTACGGTCAGGAAAATGCGATCAACGGTACTTGGGTCAAGCAGCTTGAAAACGCATCTGCAAGATTCCATATCAGCAGACTTGAAGCCTTGAAGTTGCAGACCCAACAGAGCATTGAAGTCATGTTTGGAAACCAACTTGACAACATTGACAGCACAATGCGGAATGTTTACAAGTCCGGCTATTATCACACAGCCTATGAGATTCAGAAGGGTGTGGGTGTTGGTTGGGACTTTTCCGCACTGGATGACAAGCAGATCAGCAAGGTCATCAATAAGCCTTGGGCGGTTGACGGTAAGAATTTCAGTGAAAGGATATGGGGCAACCGTCAGAAGTTGGTCAATGAACTGAACAACACACTGACACAGAACATCATCTTGGGAAAAGACCCACAGAAAGCCATTGATGAAATTGCCCGGAAGATGAACACTTCCAAGACCAACGCCGGGCGGTTGGTAATGACAGAAGAAGCCTTTTTCAGTTCCGCAGCACAGAAGGATTGTTTTGATGAACTGGATGTTGAACAGTTTGAGATTGTGGCAACACTGGATTCCCACACTTCGGATATATGCCGGGGTATGGATGGTAAGCATTTCCCTATGTCTGAATGGAAGGTTGGTGTGACTGCACCGCCGTTTCATGTTCATTGCCGTTCAACCACAGTACCGTATTTTGATGATGAATTTGATGCCGTTGGTGAACGTGCTGCACGGGATGAAGAAACAGGCAAGACCTACTTTGTACCGGGCAATATGACCTATAAGGAATGGGAAAAGGCATTTGTCAATGGTGATAAGTCAGGCTTGCAAGCAGTCAACAGTGATGATACAATCAAAGAAAAAGAACCAAGTGAAGCATTTCAACAGATTCAGAAAGCGTGTGAAGCGGACAAGGTTGAACACAGACCTGTTCAGAAACTTTCACAGCCGTTGTCATCTGATGAAATCATTGAAAGGCTTGCGGGTGGAGATATGACCAAGGGTTCATGTTCTTCACTGGCTTTTGCATACATTGGAAACAGGAACGGACTTGATGTTCTTGATTTCAGGGGTGGCAGTAGTCAGTATGTATTTTCTATGAACAGTAACATTAAGAAAATACTGGAATTACCGGGTGTGAATGGTTCAATCACAATGGTCAAGAAAGAGATTTCAGGAACAATGGAAGTCCTGAATAACCTTGTCTTGAATAAAGAATACTATCTTGCAACTGGTAAACACGCAGCCATTGTCAGACGGGTTGACAGCGGTGTTGAATACTTGGAACTTCAATCAAAATTTCAGAACGGGTGGATGCCATTTGACCGTTATGGTTCAATGGCTGCAACACTGAATAAGCGTTTTGGATGTAGGAAAACAGTTGATAAGCAATTCGGCAAGGTTTGGGAAAAATCGGTTGTTCTTATGGATGTTGAATCATTCAATGAAAATACTGAATTTGAACAAATTCTTGGGTATATAAATACCGCAGTAGAAAGTCAGAAGAAAGGGGTGACGGGTGATGTCAAGTAACTGGTACAAGAACAATGAAACAGATCAGATTTGGTGGAAAGATACACCTGATTCAGTCGGTGAATGGCTGTTCAGTTTTGACAAAAAGCAAGTGTTCAATATGTTTGCTGATTATCCGCACAACCTAACACCTGAACAGAAAAAAATATTTGATGAAGAAAATCCTGAATGGTGTGAGTTCTTCAAAGATAGAGTATAGAAAGCACGGTCAAATAACCGTGCTTTTTTCATACCTTAACAAGTCAATAGACCTGTAATAATTGCTATATGGCTGTTATATGAGGTCAGAAAGGGGGATAAAAGGCACATGAAAACATACACAATGAGAAAGGCATGGTGATCCTGATTATCTCCCGGCTACTGGGTCAAGTAGCACATAGAAAAGGCATCCGGCAACGGGTGTCTTTTTTCTTGCGGGTTGTCAAGCGTAAACCGAACAAAACCAATCAATCATGTGGGAGTAACCCCGTATAAAAACGTATTTGAAAGGATGGTATAGAAATGACAAGAAAACAGTTAGAGGATTTAGGACTTACCAAGGAACAGGCTGATTCAGTAATGAAAATCAATGGTGATGACATTGAGAACGCAAAGGGTACTGCTTCAACAGAAATCAAGAACTTGCAGACAGAGGTTGAAGGACTGAAAACACAGGTCGGTGACCGTGACAAGCAGTTAGAAACCCTGAAAGCATCTGCCGGGGACAACGCTGATCTGAAAAAGAAGATTGAGGACTTACAGACTGAAAATGCCACTGCCAAGGCAACCCATGAATCTGAACTGAACCAGTTGAAAATTGATTTTGCGGTTGAAAAGGCACTTACTGGTGCAAAGGCAAAGAACATCAAAGCTGTCAAAGCCTTACTTGAACTTGGAGAAGCCAAACTTGACAAGGACGGAAATGTCAAGGGACTGGATGAACAGATCGAGAAGTTAAGAAGTGGTGATGACACCAAGTTCCTGTTTGAAGCACAAAAGCAGCAGAAACAGCAGCAGAATTTCAAAGGTTTTCAGCCGGGAGCATCAGGGGAAAAGAAACCGGGTGAGGGTGAAACGGTCGATTTCTCAAAAATGAGTTATGACGAACTCACCGCTTACATGGAAGCAAACCAGGATGCACAGATTTAATTTGATGAAAGGAAGGTAATTGAAACATGGCAAAATTTGATGCTAAAAGTTTTAACGAAAAGGCGTTCGGTAAGTACATGAGTGCTATTAAGAACGTAAAACTGAACAAGTTGCGTGAATCTCGTGCAATCGTTGGTGATGCAAGATTGCGTGACACTTTTGTGAATAACTCACAGACTGGCACTGTTTATGCAGTGTTACCGTATTTTGGTCTGCTTTCCGGCACACCGCAGAACTATGACGGTGTTGACAATGTTACACCGGGCAAGACTGATACCTATGAACAGGGTGTTTTCACCTATGGCAGAATGAACGGTTGGACAGAAGCAGATTTCAGTTATGATGTAACTGGTGGTACTGACTTCATGGCAAACGTCAGAAATCAGATCAATGACTACTGGAACAGTGTAGATCAGGATGTTATTCTTGCAATCTTAGAAGGTGTCTTTGGAATGAAGGACACTGGTACAGGTGACATTAAGAAAGCCAATGCAGCCTTTGTTGAAGCACACACCTATAACATTGCATCAGCGGGTGCTGAACATACTGATGACAGTATGAAGATGGATGCAACAACCCTGAACAGTGCAATTCAGAAGGCTTGCGGTGATAACAAGCAGAAGTTCAAGCTGGTTTACTGTCACAGTGCAGTTGCTACCAACCTTGAAAACCTGAAACTGCTTGCATACTTAAAGTACACAGATGCACAGGGCATTGAGCGTGATCTTGAAATGGGTACTTGGAACGGCAGACTGGTCATCATTGATGATTCTTTACCTACTAAGGTTGTTGAAGCCGTTGCAGAGGACACAGGCAAGGGAATCAAGGCACAGGATGCATACACAGAGTACACAACCTATATCCTTGGTGAAGGTGCTATTGGTTTTGAGGATGTTGGTGCAAAAGTACCGTATGAAATGGTTCGTGATGCGAAACTTCACGGCGGTGAAGATACACTGATTTCCCGTAAGCGTCACGCCGTTTCTGTTGGTGGTATTTCCTACACTAAGGCAT